TGCGTAATCAATTTCTTTAGGAGCCACTCCTACAGTGTAGCTTACATTTAAAGGAGGTGTATAAACGTCCCTATAGTTACCATATATAATTCTATTACCGGCAGTCTCCTGCGCTAATGCTCTAGTTGGCACTCTATCATATACGCGTACTGTTTGAGCCTCCGGTAGTGTTTTATATGGTTTTCTTGATTGATAATTATAAGTGAATACATTTGCATTTCCTTTATCATCTGGTAAAGCATTTTGAGCTATAACAATTGATTCTAGTACTTTAATAGTTGTTTGGTCTGATTCCTTATATAATACATCTATCTCTGTTATTTTATAAGAATCACCTATGTTATTATACGTATCTGGCAATGGTATTAGTAACTCAATATTCTGCACATTATTCTGCATGAAATTAAGCACAGTACTTCTATATGCAGCATCTTCATCTCCAGCAACAAAAAAACCTTTCTGTTCTGGTATATACGCTATTTGCGTGAATGGCGATACAATAGAGTATTCTCCATCCTCAAATTTAAACCTATATCCAAATCTAACATATCTAGACTTTAAATAATCGGGGTCACCAGGCCACGCAGTGTTTGAAGCTTCATTAGTCATGGTTGAAATCAAAAACACAAGCTCGTCATCAGCGGATATAGACCCTGGCGTGGGATCCGTATCTATAGTAATCAAAGATCCAGCTATTGTTTTTACAAAAGTATAATTTGATGCGTCTACATTTGGGCCTAAAACAGTCATTCCAACTTCTATTCCGGCTGGATCAGCTACAGTAAATGTTGTTGGGGTAGGGGTTGTTAATACCTTAGTTTTTACAGTTTTTATTAAACTAATAACTTCATACGGATTATACTTAGCGACTGATATTTGTACTTCAGAAGTATAATGACCGCCTGGGGCTAATTCTACGTTTATTTTTCTAGGTTGATTCCTATTATCAGTCCAGAACAATAAATCTTCTATAATATTCACTCCGTATATAGGACTCTTTTTTGAAAAATTTAAAAAGCTACCTGTTACTAATGGCGCATACGTAGGTGTAGTGTCAATATTATACATATATATCGCACAAAAGCTATTTGGCGGAGCATACACGCCTAACGCCTCGTCGCAATCTGTAAGGAATACTATGATGCGATTTTTATTACTATCCACCAAATATCCAATACAATCAATGTTTGGGTTGTTCAAAGACGCTCTTAAATTTGTACCATCTAATATTACATTTCCTGATATGTTTTCTAATGCTCCAACGTCACTGTCTTCCGATCTACCCGTTATAATGTTATATGCTTCGCGATATTGTCCATTTGGTAGGATTCTATCGTCAAAGTCTAAATTCATTTTAGCTTGTAGAAAAGTATTTTTAACTTCAGCCATATAATTAGTGTTTTATCCATTTAGATTGCCCTCTTAGCACTTGTGTAATTTCTTCAAGTTTTATATTGGATAATCTTATTTTAGCATTTCTTAATTTAGCACTTCTTTCTTGTTTCAGTCTTTGTACTAAATACTCAGGTTGATTTATACGGCTAGCAATTATAGCGTGTAATATATGGGCATACATTGCTTCCTCCGCCATTTTAGGCACTTTCGTGTCTCTATCATAAGCTAACCCGTCGGATACATATTCTAGCACGATTAGCAAGTCTACAAGTTGACTTGAAAAAGACATTTTGCCCTCTCTATCATTTATTGTAAACCAACCATTCATATTTGCATATTGAGGATCCATTCCGTATCTTCTACCATTTCCCCAATAACTACCAGTGCCCCATTCAGAACCCCACCAATCTAACGATGCGTTATAATCCACCGTGGCGTAATACCCACTTATTAATGTGTCGTTTGCTTTCGACCAACGCTCTTCCGTTATAGATGTCCCATTTACGTTGTCACTAAAGTTGTCCTGTACAGGCACCCCGTTTGTGTCTTGTATTGGATTTTCATAAGGGTTGATTGTTAAGTTATTAGCAGGATAGATAGGATGCTTTACGCCTAGGTTATCTATCCAGGACACTTTAACATAGTTCACGTAGTCCTGAGGCAATGCAATACTCAATGATGGAGGTATTGTTAACTCTTGAGATTTAATACTCTTTAACGTGTCATAACTAAATTCCTGGAGTCCACGTTTAGCATGAAACATTACATCGGTTCTTTTTACATCTGGAATTAATTTTCCTGCTCCTACGTACGCAACTATAAAGTTATTTATAATATCATCCAAGGTAATATAAGCGTAACCGCCATAGTTATCTTCTACGGTATTTCCATAAGCTAAAGTACTAGGATTAGTAATGTCCCCATAATTGCCACCAGATAAAGTCTTTAATTGCACTACTATATATTCATTCACAGCCGGAGCGTTGCCTGCTGTGAAAACAATTGAGTTTCCAATTACTGAATAGTCTGCTATTACTTCCTCAAAATGTCCAGGGAACCCATTAGGACTAGCATATAATTTATAATTATTCAAGGCGTAGTTAATATTATTTGGATCATAACTGCCGTATACTAAGTTAGTATTAAAAGTAGTTAAAAAAGAGAGCGTCGAGCCGTCCCCTATGAAACCTTGCGCTCCTTCGTAATATTGTCTATTTGTTTCGGTAATTAAACCTCCGTTTGGAAATGGCATACTTTATTAGCTTTTTGAATTAATTTGTTCCAATTGTATTTGTTGAGCAGCAACTTGTACTATTTCAGGATCGTTAACAATAACACCTGAATAAAGTAATATTCTTGTTATAACATTTGTTTGTTCAGTTGGCGATAACTCAAATGAAGTTGATGAACTTGGATCGTACACATAAGTATAATTGGAAAGAGCTGTTGCTGTGAAATTCCATATTACATCTTTAGGTTTTCTAACATAAGACACTGATATACCTGTGTCTATTGATGTAGGATACAATATTAAATGAGAATCCTCATATAAATATACAGGATATTTTAATGTAGGTTTTGTTAATGGTGATTTATTTATGTACAACAAATCGTTTCTTTGTATTCTCTGTACTTCTATTTCATCATTGTATATTACAGTTCCTAATCTATAAAAGTCATTAACGTCAACTGTAATAACCAATTGGATAGCTCCCCCTGGATTTGATGTTAAATATATAGTCTGGCCTATTATACTATAAAAAGTTGGTGGCTGTAGTGTATCAATACTACCGGTTCTTATATATACTTTAACAATACCGTTTTGTAACTGAGCTTGTGTTAATGTTGATAAGTAATAAGATTGTACACCTGCCGTAGTGGTAATAAGTTCGCTAAACACGCTTAGCCCCGAAGAGGTCGGCAGTATGGCAATATTAGAACCCGGAGTTTGGGTACAGTTATCTATTGTTTTAAATACAGCCATTTCACTGTCTATATTTTTTATTCTATCAGCATATTCGCTGTCATTATCAGGCACACGTAATTGTTGATTAAGTCCTTCAAAATATTCATTGAATATTTCTAATTGAACTTGGGTTGCTGTTTTATTAAATTCGTCAGGGGTCAAGTAACCTCTCTGTTCTTTATTAAGTATTAATAAAACCGTTTTATAAACTGTATCTACATTTATGGCCATTTTATTCTTTTATTAGTTTATACTAAATAAGCCACCGAATAGATGGCTTACCTAATATAAAGTATAATTACACGTTATTTCAATTTTTTCTCAATTGACTTGAAGATTTCTACTCCCTCATCAGTTTTGAAGAATGCTGCCATTGCTGAATATGGATTCTCGTCAAATGGTACAGTCATTAGTTTTTTATCATTTGTGGCCCACATAAAAGTACGTTGGTCTTGTGATAGTTTTATAATATTCGCTTCGCACGCTTTAATAGCAAAATTACGAAGTTGTACATTTTCGTCATTAGCTAGTTCTAAGAACAAATCCGGGTTTCTCTGAGCAAATATTAGCAAATCTCTTTTTATCTCCTTAGAAGTCATCTTAGACGCCCTGGATCCAATCTCAACTCTCAATATAGCTTCCGCTTGGTCGATGTCCATCGTAGAAGCAGCCGTCATAGCTTGTAATTGCAATTCTAAATCATCAAGTTCGTTAACAGCTTCTTCAACCGCATCAAACTCATAATATTTATTATTAAGCATTGGGTGATAAAGGGATAACATTTTTTGCAAATTTTGTTTTTCTTTTGGAACGGTTAGTACACCTTCTCTAAACTCAATATGACCTAAAGTAGCTGTACCTTTTTGATTACTGACAAAAGGACTACCCATATTTGTTGCATACCTTAATTCTTCTTGTTCCCCTGTTTCTGGATTAGTCCATAATAACGGGAACCTATTAGAGTGTCTCGATGCTATTGTGTACGTTAACGGGCTTAAATTTCCTTTTAACAAATACGTTCTATCTTTAATCTCCCACGTAGTGGATACTTCATTTGTTTTTTTTGCTGACATAATATAATATAATTAATTTTTTTTATTTAAAAAGCAAAAATTGCCCCTGTCAGTTCAACAAGGGCAAAATTTACATTTGTAATCTAACTAGACTACCGAAGTAAATAACACAAAGTTATTAGCTCCTTGTACACATAAACATCTTTCAGACAAGAAGTTTACCTCCATTGCATCAAGATCAGAGGTGTAAGCGCCTCCAACAGATCCAGTTATCCAAGACTTCATTCTTCTATCGTCGGCTTGCGCAGCTCTATAACGAACGTGTAAGAACGGTCTACGGATGTTGGTACCTAATATTTGGTCATATACAGTAGATGTTCCAGCAGGAACCAAAACCCCATCAATGCCAGAATTAGCAACAGCTCCACGAGTAGAAGCATCATTCAAGTATTTCCAATCAGTTTTGTAGAAATCATAGGATCCTCTACGGAAACCAGAGAAACCTAAGTTCAACGCCATTTCTGCTGAGTTCTCAAACAAACCGTAAGCAACACCGCCAGCAGCTCCAGAAGACAATGCAGCAAGCATATCATCAAAATCAAGAGATGTTTGACGGTTCAAGAACAACATATTCTCTTCGATAGCTCCTTGAGTATCTAAGTTTTTCAAGATTAAGTCAAATTCAGCTAACCCACCAGCGGCTGTAAAGTTATTTTGAACGTTACCTCTGCTTTGAACAGCAGCAAATAAACCTTCAGTACCTTTTTTACCAGCTGCAGTAGCGGCTAAAGATCCAGCAGCAGCTAATTCACCCTCAACAACAGCCATTTCAAGATAATCTTCAAAACGTAATCTTGTTTCAGATTCAGCTTTCAAATACCAGTAGTACCCAGAAGCACCTTCTTCAGTAGCAATCTCAACCCACCCAATTTGAGCGGTATCAGACCCATTAACTACATATTTATTACGAATAATAACAGGCGAATTAGAGAACTGAGTGAATGATGGAGTAATGCTTTGGTAACCATCATCTGATAAAGTAGAACCTTTAGCATATTCAGAACCATAAACAAATATTTTTACTACATCACCAGCTGTAAAGTATCCTGCAGCAACCAAAGAAGCTGTAGTATAAGGAGCTACATCAACACTTGTTGTACTTGGAGTTGGTTTAGAAGTAATAATTGCTTTTAATTCTACACCAGTTGTAGGATTTAAAATAACAATTGTTTGATTAATAGAAAGTACGTTAGCTACGTAATCAGATGGATTAGCTGGAGTAAGATTAACCGGGATGGTAATAGTATTAGCATCATTAATAGTAACGCCATTGTAAGCAACGTGTAATCTGTTTTGTTCAGACCAGATAACTTGGTCAGATGTCATTGGCATTTCAGCGCCTACCATACGTAAGAATCCAGAAAGAGTTCTGTTTCCGTAACGCTCTACTTCTTGTTCGTAGATTTCAGGTAAATATTGTTGTGCAAAAGAAGAAAACTCAGGATTACTTGGATCCGTAAAGTTTAAGTAATTTGTATCTAATGCTTGTTGTTTTTGAGAAGGTTTAATACTCCCAAATGATGGTGTAAGTGCCATAATTTTTAATTTTTAATTTTTAATATTTTTTTTGAATTCTAAGTTTTGAGGTATCCACCCCGTTTATTGCTCTTACTTTAAATCCACCAATATTCAAATTGCCAGCGTTTTGTCTAGGCTCAGTTGAAATATTGTTTGATTTCGCGACCACTTCTTTTAACGCGTCGGCTTTACCCTGCTCGTAAAAATGTTTAGCCAAAGAGTCGGCGTTATCTGCTGCGTAAATTGCTTTATGATAACCTTTAACATCTGCTACTTGACCATCTTTATCTAAGAACTTCTTAATTAGGTTAGTAATGTTTGATTGTTTATCAGCAATTGCTTCTGGATTAGTAACCCTATATCTAAAACTTTTTTCCCCTAAATTGAAATCAAAACCTTTGAAATCTTGAGAGAAAAATTGTTTAGTGTTGTTTTTAAATCCTTCGTGTTGTTGTTCAACAGACTCTTGCTCTTTATTGTATCGATTAAAAAAATCCATTGCTTTTTGTTGATCCTTGTTTACTGACGGTCTCAACTTGATCTCGTCATAGTATTTACTTTTTGTATCTTCCAAAAATGCTCTGGCTTTATTAACTTCTTCCTTAAAAGCAAGCTTTTTTCTTTTTATATCTCTATCATCGTCTAGGTCTTCATCATAGCTAAAATTTTCTTCCATTATAAATTGGATTTCTTCAGCGTCTAAATGTGGCCTAGATTTTCTATAGTATTCTCTTAATAAAATATCTGGCGATGCAGATGAGTAATCTGCATTTAGGCGAACGTAGTCTTCTACTGTCCCCCCTGTTTCTTCCATAAACGTAACTAACTTTTCGATGTTTTCCGGAAGTGCTCTACCGCTATTTTTCTCAGCAGCAATCGCATTTGTTGTTTCCTCAATTAAAGTATTTACTTGAGTTTGTACTTCAACGTTTGGAATTTCAGTAATAACGTTTGTTACTTCTTGGTCTTGGATAGGACTTTCATTGGTAACGATTTTATTGATTTCGTTTCCTTCACCCACTTCTTGCAATCCCACTTCGGGTTGTTTTGGCTCCAACACGCTTTCATCTGTTCCCTGCTTTTGAATGGCATTTTCTTGCGGTTTATTTGTTAGGTCTACTTTTGTTACTTCTTGTTTTGCAGTGGCAACAGTGGCTGCTTTATTTTCCACATTTAACTTTTTCATTGCAGGTTTTCTTTTTTGCAATTTAAAAGTTCCTTCTTGTTTTACATTTTCTGACATAATATAATATTATAAAATTGGTTATTATTGTTTATCCAAATAAACCCGTGCCTAGTCCGCTTAAGTTATCAAAATCTGATTCAAAATCTTTTGGCGCGGAATCGTTTTTCTTTTGGTCTATTAATTGACTTTGTTGTGTGCCTTGCATTTTTGTTCTAGCATCTTTCCTATCCTCTATCGCCTTAATCTTTTGATTTTGTGATTCGGCGTCAATAGTAGCTAACCGCATTTTAAAGTCAAACTCCATAGTCATAAGTTGCTGTTTAACGGCTAACTCTTCTTGTAGTCTTTGAATTTCAAGGTTTGATTTAGCCTGCTCAATTTGTATTTGTGTTTGCGCTAACGCTTGTTGTTTTTGCACCTCAGCCATTGCTGCGTCTTGAGAAGCTTGAGAGTTGAGTTGCGATTGCTGCTGCATCATTGCTTGTTGCTGTTGTTGCATCTCCTGAGCTTTCTTTTTGCGTCTATACTTTAATGATTGATTAGCTAACTTTAAATTTTTAATCTGTCGTAAGTCAATTGCGTCCTCTAAGTCTATTCCACCTTGTTGCAACGCCACTTGAATATTTTGTTCTAATTGGGCTTTCTCTTCTTCTTCTGGTTCTAATTCTAGGAATATACCAAAGTCGTGCAAATTAAGTTGTTCTAGTTCTCTTAATGTTTCAACATTGAATACTGATATACTTTGTTTTAATGATTGCGCAGTTAAAGGAAATTTTAACGCATCTGCAACTCTTAATGATATATTTTCACAAAACCTTAATGTAAGGAATTGACTTGCTTGGTTTATATGTTTTGTTGCGGTATTAGATGCATTCGCAGCCATCTTTTGTAAGCCAACTAAGGAATCAGCATCTGGCATACTTCCATCCCTCGCTTCATTAAGTCCTGTTACATCTCTTATCATTTGTAAATAATACTGATATGTAGCGATTAATGATTGTATCTTTGCGCCACCAGACGATGTTTGCAATTCTTGAATTGGTACTTTGCCTGGATTACCCATGCCGTCTTGAGTCATGGACCTACCAACAATACTACCGGTTTGGAAATACATATTTAAAGCTTCCGCGGCATTATAATTTGTGCCATTGCCTAGATCAACCTCAGATAAACCGTCAACATCGACAAAAACTCCATCAGGAACCATTCTTGATAGTACCTGTTGCAATTTTAAATGCGTTAGTTGAATCATATCTGCAAACCCAGTAATTCTACCAACCGTAGATTCTATAACTCCTTTGTACATTCTCGGAGCACATACTACATAATTCATTTCTACCTTGGTAGTATCCGCATAAGGTCTTGTCATATTTTCAGACAATTCCCATTTTAGCATTTTTTTATGTCCTAATATTTTTGCTCCGGTATACAATACTTCTATAGACCTTGATATAGTTGTAAAGTTATCATTAGCGGGAGGATTAAACGTGTCTGGTTTTTGCAAAGCCTTCTCAAGCCCTGTATCTGTTTGTTTGATTTTAAATACCTGCGTTGTGTAAGTCTTATACTCAAAGTATAATACCTGTACGTTGGATCCTTTATAGTCTTGACCGTTCCAATTGTTCAAATAATTACGATCACCAGGATATTTTTCGATTTCCAATAACTCTTCATCCGTTAGGTTAGGAAATTCTTTTTTAAGTTCTTCTAAACTAATAGACTTAGCTTCTCCAATATAATATAGATCTTCAAAGTTCGGGTCTTCTGTATAAGAATATACCAAATTAGCTGGATCAACATATTCTACTTTAATACCTTCAGCTTTATTAAAATTTGTTTTTCCGGACGCAATGCCAATGGTAACTAAATCATAATTGAGTCTTCGACTAAGTAACTCATATTTGTTTCTATCTAATACAGCGTTTATTACTTCTTCTTCAGCAATCTCAACAGATTCTTTATAATTCAATTGCAACCTAAGTTGTAGTTCATCATCATCTTGCGGAAGAGAGTTTGGGTCGGGTGTACTAAATAAATTAACACCATATTGTTCTTTAACTTGAGAAAAGTATGCTTTATTTTGCATATCCTTTATCATATTAGAAGCATAAGTAGTTTTCTTATTTATAGACTCTGGGTCTTGTGCGTAAGCATTAATTTCAAACTGTTTATCTGAAATGCCATTCACCATAATATCAACAAACTTTGGTATTACAGGTACTATTTTCCAATCTAAATTCAAATAAGATAAATCACCATTAATTGATAATTCATCTTTATACTTTGCTATAGATTGTTCACCTCTTGCGTATAACCTTAATGAATTAAATTTATTCCAATTTGATCCCCATCTATTGCCAGCGCCATACCCAGATTTATTACCTGAAAACCATTCATTTTCAATAGCTCTTCCAACGGCTTCGCCGTATTCTAAACTTTGTTTTACTTCGTCAGATACAACCTGACTTGGAAAAGAACTATTAGTATTAGTATAAATCATTTATTTTATTATTTGTGAATTATCTCCTGAATTGTTATATTTTTTAAAGTTTAGAGGGGTTTTATCCTTCATAAATACGGCTGTTGGTGTATACAAGTGTCTATTACAGGCCATAATGGCTAACCCGGAACTTATCGATGCGTCATGCTTTGTTCTGTTATTTATGTCAAACTTAGCCCAATCATTTAATGTGTTTTGAAAATACATTGTGCCATACGTTTCGCCGTTATAACCAATGTGTCTATCAATATGAGATTCTATAGCTGATGCGTGTGCTTGTTTTATATCCTCACTTGAGTTTGGTAAACCGCCAATTTCTTTTTCACTTACTGATAAATTATTCCAAACCTTATCAGGCCTGTTCATAGAAAATCCTCTGTAGCCTCTTCTTTTAAAATGAAATAGCAATCTAGGTTTATTATTTTCTGCTAATATCGGCATGCCATAAAATACGCAAGCCATTAATACATCTTCAAAAAATATCTCAGCAGTCTGAGGTCTGGCAATATATTCTAAAAAGAAATGATTAGGCGGAACATCTTCCATTGAAAACTTTGTTAATCCGTGCAATGCACCATTAGACCCTTTTCCATCAACTGTTCCGGATATATCATAACTGTCACAGCCAAAAGCTCCGCAATGTTCATTGCCGGGAAATCGTATTCCATCCTTTATTATTACGCGGTTTTGCAAGTGTTTAGGCGGAACCCAAGATATTAAAAATCTACCGTCTTTATTTGGGTAAAAATCTACAGTTGTATCTTGTATTCCATTTGCCCACTGAAAGCTTCCCCTTGTTAGTACATTGGTATTTTTTAAATCCGCATTGTAATCAATCTGCTCGTATATCTTAGTAAGGTTAAATAAAGATTGTTTTGCTTCGTCTCTAAACGCGTGTTGTTCTGTTCTGGGAAATTGTCTATAGTATTCATTTAATCCGTCTGGATCTGATTTTAAACCATCAACCTCATTTTGCCAATGCTCAATAACACCATATTCAATCCAATTCTTATCAACCCCTAATATGGGTTTAGCAGGCGTATCAAATACAGGTATACCATAAATATCAATAAACCCTTCATATGACCATTCCATTGGTATAAATAAACTATATAGACCTGAGCTAGTTTGACCGTTTAGGTTTCGTTTATTTACATTAGAATTATAGTATAATGTCATAAAGTTATCTCCCCCTTTGTTAAGTGCATTTGAAGTTGAACCCATCATGCACTTACCAATAATCCTGCTCCCTAGTCTCAAACAAGTTTTTGTAACCCTCCAGTTATTTAATATATTATCCGGTTTCTCCCATTTTCCGCTTTCATCATGCGCTAACATCTTAAGTTTTTCACCATCATAGGAGTTGTCTCCTGTATTTTTCCAATCAATGGTTGTATCAAGCCCCTCTAGTTCTTGCAGTTTTTCATTACTGTCTAATTTCTTTCTAGTAAATTTGGAAGCCGGAATACGATATGCAATCTCCGTTTTAGGTCGATCCATACCGTCTTGGATTGGTTTGAAAAAGAAAGGATAGTTAACAGATATAGGTACAACTTTGTCTGTAAACATTTTTTTAGCGTCCGCTCCTG